GGCAACCTTGGACGCGATCCTGAGATTCGCTCGATGAAGAACGGAAACTTGGTCGCCAATCTCAATGTCGCTACGACTGAAAAATGGACGGATAAGAAAACCGGCCAAAAAAAGGAAAAGACGGAATGGCATCGTATTGTTGTTTTCAACAAATTCCTGATTCCAATCTGTGAACAATATCTCAAGAAGGGCAGTCTTGTTTTTATACAAGGCAAGCTTACAACCCGTAAATGGGAGAAGGACGGTATCTCCAAGTATGTGACTGAAATCCTTCTCGACCACGGCGGAACTCTCCGCATGTTGGGTGGCAGCAATGAACACACTAATGAACGTACTCCTGAAGCTTTTGAACCTGGCTCATTAGAACCGGATGATGACATCCCGTTATAAAATTGCCGCTAGCATCCAAGTATCTTCCTGGGGATACCAACATGGCTGTTCTCATCCGTGAAGAACGGAGCGATGGCGGATAGGTAAATCAATCGCTTAAGTTCAGCAACCAGCTAAGGAGGCATAATGCCTAAAAGTTCTAAATCATGTACCTGTGTATGGTGTCCAAAAACATTCCGCCCTCCTACAAGCAGCGGAATTCCAAAACGATTCTGCTCGGGTAGATGCAGATTAGACTTTCATAGGGCTTTGTCGAAATGGGCTATCGAAGCCCTGGACGCAAAGCTGATCACAATCGAAATGATCAAAAATAAGTAGGAATATACCATGACGTTAATCACCGAAAAAGAACTCGCAAAACGATGGGGGTATAGCTCCCACACCGTGCGTAAATGGCGCGTAGAAGGTCGTGGGCCTGACTATGTGAAACTGCCTGGTGGCGGTGTCCGCTACGAGGTGGAAACCATCGATGCCATCGAGAAAGCGGGTCGCCGTCATTCGACCAGCGATGAGTATGTGGAAGCCAACAATACTCAGGAGCTGTACTTTGTCCCAATTAGCAAAACTAAAACCGAGGAAATATCATGAAATACGGACGTTCAATCAAAGACCTTGCAGCTGAGATCGATCGGCAGCAAGAAGCCAAGGTAGACTTCAAGCTCGATACGCGGCACTTGCATATGAGTGTTGGTGCTAATGATAGCCAACGAAATACGGGAGAAACAATTTGGATGAGCATCGGTGACAAGATGGATATTCAGATCAAACAGGTTGCTCATCGCCAGATTGGAACCCATACCGAGATCCCGGCAAAATACTATGATCGGATGAAGGATAAGGCTCCCGATCTCCTGGCAACCAACGTGAATCGCTGGTTCCAAAACGAATCTAGCCGGCGCATGGTTCGTGTCCTCGATAACCGAATGCGCGCCTTCTTGTCAGATCGCTACAAGAGGATCGATAACTATGATGTCAGTCAGGCGATTTTCCCAATTCTTAAGGAAATCGATGGCCTCGAGATCAAGAGTTGTGAGATTACTGATCGCAACCTCTTTATCAAGGCTACCTCACCTCGTTCTTGCGGGGAAGTCACTGTCGGTGATGTTGTGGAAGCTGGTGTCATGGTCCGAAATTCGGAGATTGGTTTCGGACGCTTTCTCATCACTCCTTTTATCCATCGTCTTGTTTGCGATAATGGGATGGTTCTTAATGATTCTCGTTTTGGTCGGAATCATGTTGGCGCTATTGACGCTAATGCAGATAACAATATCATTCATATGCTTTCTGACGAAACGCTGGCAGCAGAAGATAAAGCAATCATGCTAAAATCCCGCGATGTCGTTCGTGCCTGTTTGGATCAGGTATTCGTCGATCAGACTGTAGCGCGACTACGCCAAGCCGCCGGTCAGAAGATCCACGGCGATCCGGTCATCGCCATCGAGATCATGAGCAAGAAAATGAACCTCACTCAAGAGGAACAGGGTGGCGTCTTACGTCACCTAATCGAAGGAGGTGATCTAAGCGCTTGGGGGATGGCGAATGCTGTCACCCGACTGGCTACTGATGCCGAAAGTTATGATCGAGCAACGGATTTGGAAATCATTGGTGGCAAAGTCGTTGATCTCGGACCTCATGAATGGAACCAAATTGCAGAAGCAGCATAAGACAAAACCCTTGAATGACAATCTTGGGCCGCATGTCAGAGATTAATTTTCAGTTTGGCAACTTGGTTGAGTTGGTAGCAGATCTCAATCAGGTTGCCGATCATTTAGCAGACGCTAGAGATAAGCTTTTGAGTATCAGTGTTGCATATCGAAATGCACCTAGTACCACCTCAGATCTTGCATTGAAAATCTATGCGATTCAAAAAGACTTCGATGATATTATTCAACCACTCGAAGGTGCTATAAAAGATTTGAGCTTCACGGAAAAAAAGACAAAAAAGAACAAGTAGTTCTTGAGAAGATAAGGTAAAGATTATGTCAAGTACAATGATAGACTTAATATCTACCGCTTTTATCGGTTTTATATGGGGCTTGATAGTTTCAAGTTATTTAAATACCTGTCTTATATAGAATGACTCCTGAAAAACCGAACTAACAGCTCTCAATCTCATCAGTACAGAGACATTTCCATACTCTGTTGTTATCGGCCATAGCTTTACGATCAAGGCTGATTGCCGGATCGTCTGTATCCAGAAACGCCTTGGTCGCTGGCGACAGACGCAGCGGTTCGTAAGTCTCGCAAAGCTCTGCTCCGATAGATGCCGTCGCTTTCTGCTCCAACAGACTACAACTCGTTAAGATCGTCAGCAGAAGTAGTGCGACGACGACGGATTTTCTGTCCTTTCGATATGGCATTGAGACTCCTTTTCAATCCAGCTCTAATAGCTTTGGATTGACCGGCATCAAGAAGTTGCTTTCGGTCAAGATAGCCAACGAAAGACGAAATAACCTTGATAAAGCCGAACAGTAGACCGAGGATAATCGTCATTTAACGTCTGCGTTTTTATTTCCCCAAAAATTCCCAGCCAGGACATTCAATACCTTCAACACAGCGTTGATGATTTTATCGTCAGCCTTGCTCGGCGTCAAAGCGGTGATACTCGTAGCACTCGCAATCACGAGGGTTATAGCGGACAGCCATGCCGGGATATGTTCTGCCCAGGCAAAGATCATTGTTAGAAATTCCATTATCGATCTCCTAAATTAGTTTTATTCCTCGCCCCATTTTAACATCTCGACCAGTTGATCAAGACGTTTTTCAATGCGCTTCTCAATCCGCTCCATACGGGCTGTATTATCAGCGATGCGATTACCGTTTTGTATCACCTGATCAGCCAGTTTACCTCCACCGTAAGCTATCCCGGCGGTCATCATTGCAATAGTTAAAACAATTGTCAAAGGGATGACGATGGGCCGACGCAGTAGATGTCTTTGCGCCGCACCATCACCGTTCTTGTCGCCCGAACGAGTCATTCTCCGTCCTTGTAGTCTTCTTTACACTCATCGATTGCCTCGTTACCGGTAATAAACGAGAAACAATTTTCATCTAAAAATTCATAGATAGTTAAAGACGGAATTGACCATGCCATACTAAAGATCGGGGTACGAAATCCCACGATCTCGATTCGAGACGGGACGCCTAGTAGTTCGTAGCGAGAACGCTGGTCCGACCAGAGAAATAACGCACCACCAGAATTTCCCCAAACGATGGGAGCGGTAGACATCAAGAACGGGCGACCATTCTTTATACCGTCGAGATAGGCGACATGCCCAGAGGTAGCGAAGGGTGGGCGTCCAAGCCCTGAACCAATGGCCCATACTCGTTCCATGAGATGTGCCGTAGAGTCAGCCGGCATCAGAGGAGCAACAGGTGAGACTAAATTTTCTGTATCGAGTAACTGAATTAGCGCTAAGTCCATTTGCTCAGAGTAGGCAACAATGTTCGCTCGCTGACCACGCTTGCCGGTATTCACGGCGTGGTTTATGTAGGTGAACCAGTATGCTTCGACAGGCGTTCTACGTTCGACTTCGATTTCTTTATTGTGCTTGCTGCTCCATTCTTTTGACACGGATATAGCCGCTTTGACAACGTGATGGTTCGTCAGGATATAGGTGCGTACTTTGCCCTCATGTTCACCCGACCAAATCACTGTTCCGCTGCCCGAGGAGCGTGGAAGCTGGATCAGCACAACGGAATACAGCATCTGCTCATGCTTGATTACATAGTCAGTCGGTTCGGCAGCCTGTGCTGTTATCGTAAAGGCTAATACCAGAGAGAAAATCAAAGCTATTGTTTTCATACTTATTTTACACGCCATATTCTTTCTCTTTGTGGCTATAGTAAGGCTAATCCGCCGATAGCTCCTGTACCGGCGATAAACTCAACAACTCGCCAATTTATAATATCCGGCTGTCCCGTCTTTGGAGTGAAGAACGGATAGACAGCTCCGGCCAGAATAGAAGTTCCAATAAACCATACACCATAATCGACGATGGGTATTAACCCGAACCAGCCAGGAATGCAGATAAATACGGCGGGGATGGAGTACCTTAGTGTCATCCACCATGATCCCCACCCTTTGGGTATGAACAAGGACACGGACTTAATCATCGAAACCATGACAATCGCAGCGGCGAGACCAGCGTAAGGCCAGTCGAACGCGATGTGACCAGCTCCGAGAGCAACCACAAAGCCGATCAGGTTTCTTGCCCACGTCGGCAACCATAGTCCGGTGCCGTCCCATGTTCGCCAGATGCCGGCGAGCATCATAACGGCAAAAATTTCCATACTGGATCTGTCGAACATCATAACGGCAAAAATTTCCATTATCGGATCAACCATTCTTCAAGATCCCCAGGGAGATCTCTCATCTTGATCCAGCGATTATCAACCTCTTGGTTGGTGTGGATTCGCAAGCGACCAACAAGACCAACACAACCCCACTCAGGTCGGCTCTCTCGGTTGATATATTCAATGTTCTTTTTGTACTTTGGGTTCTCCTGCCGATAGCCGGCCTTGGTTTTTATAACCGTATTATATTGATCGCGGAGAAACTGGCCGTTCCATTTCAAATCTGCGGCGTTTCCGACCATCGACGGATTGCCAGTTATGACGCCAAAGGGCGTTTCGCCACTCTCTGCTTGACGGATTTTCTCATCGACCATGATAACGGAGACACCTCGACGGTCTTGATCTTTGGGATTGCCGTCAGCCCATTCAAAATATTCAGCGTAATCCGCGCCGCCGCCGCTGATTGTACCGTCAGCCGTTACAGTACCGACACCATTAACCTTGAATTCAAGATCGCTGAGTGTATTGCTATAACATTCAAATAATCTGAAATCAGAATTGCCGGACTTTGTTGTTCTCGCCAGCATGACATTACCGACGTACCCGGTGTTTTGCGCCCATGCCTCGACACATACGTTTGTCGAACTCGATAATGTTCGAGCTTGAAACTCAACTACGGTCGTTCCGCCAGTTGCGCTAATAGTGGTGAAGGCCGCCGCGCCCCGTGTTGTTCCGCCAATAGTTCCTGGAGATGCTAAACGGGTCGTTAAGTTTGCAGCCGTTTCGTCTTCATCAAGAACAGCTATGCCATCTTTATAGATTCCAACATCGACATTGAACGTTCCCAAGCCTTTATCACCACCGGTTGGCGAACCGATCTGAACGCCCGGCCCCATTGTAATAACGTCACGAAAAACGCCGCCATCGCGTACAGCCATTATCAGAGCGGCATCTTCTGATCCGTTTCCCGTTGACAGAACTTTCGCTCTGATAGTGCTAGCCGGAAATTCAACATGATCAATATTTGCACCATAAAACCGAACTTCACCTAGATCATCGCCAGGGATAGGTGTTGGAGATAAACGAGAAAGAATGAGAGACGGTCCAGGTAGAATTCCATCGCTTGTCGATTGGATCCTTTGGTTCTCTGTGGTTCCTGTAATGGTCTCTGAGGACTTCAGTAGGAAGCGATCTGTAAATGCTGTTGCCGTACTATCACCGTGATTACTGTGAATTTTGTTTGTTCCGATATTCGATACGGAATCAACCGGTTCGACTACGCCTTCAAACAGATTGCCGATAATTACTGAGGGATCGACGGTATCAACGACGATGCCAATCCCTAATGAGCTGGCTGTAGAGAAGCTGTTTCCAATAGCTGTGATTGACTGCGCCTTGGGTGTTCCTGATTGCTTGCTGAAGATGAACCTGTTTGGAGTACCTGCGATAGTTGTGAACCGTGAGCCAGTTACGATGAACTGCCCGTTCTGGACCCAGACCATTGCGGAGTCCGGCTTGCTATTTGGTAATGCTTCGTTAAACCAACAGCCGGTACACATTACCGTCAGTTGCTCCAGAGTGGCTGCTGTCATTTCGATCATGTAATGAGCTGCGGTGAATCCGCATGTGAATGAGCAAGCTGCCATTACGGCGCTGCCCTTCTCCATGGAGAAGCCGCCGAATGAGTCAAAATAGCAATTGGTGAATGATGCCGATTGTCCGTAGTGGCTACTGCCTACGCCACGGTGAAGGTGCGTTCTGGGGCCATAGGTAAGTAGTCCCTCAACTTTAAGATCGTCAACCCAGCCAATATTGAGAGAGTAAGAAACGCTGTCCAAGTCCCTGAAGACCGCAGTTTGAACGGCATTAAGTTCAAAAGGCCAGATATGAATATTGTTCAACCGCATGGAATCTTGGCAACCATCGAAGGAGATGTTTTCCTTGAAGCATGACATCTTGATGTTGTTCAGGAACGACCCGCCACTATTGCCAAGCGTTTCCGATACGCCGGCTGCATCGGGTTTGAATATGATCCCGTTCATGCCCTTGATGATGCGGAGATTGTGGAACTCACACCGGGGAACCTTCACGATATTGAAGGCATCGGCTTGGGTGTAAAGGCTGGCTCTGCCGCTGCTAAGCGTAGTCGGCTGATGAAATAGGATCTGGAAATCATGGAACTCAGGACCAGGCTCCCTTACGCCAACGGTGACGGTAAAGACACCCTCATCTGCAACGCCAATACTGGTATGTGGCGAGCTGCCGTGGCTACCACTGTGCGGCATGAGTCGCGTGCGACCGTCGCCTTCACCGAAGATCTTCTGGCCTGAAGTGCTAACGACAATTTTCCCCACAAGCTCGTAGTCACCGGCAGGAATGAACACATGCTTGCCAGTGTTGACCGCAGCTTGGAAGGCTGCTGTATTGTTCGTGTTCGAGCCGCCGAGAGTACCATCGGCAACCGCATTATGGTCGGTAACAACATTCGCTACACCAAGGCTTCCGCCTGTACCAGTAGCGGTGTCCACGTAGCCTTTTGTTGCAACATCCGTTGAAATCGCAGGAGTTGAAACGGATGAGAGCTTTTGGCCACCGAATGCAACTGAGCTTGATGCTGCCGCCAGAGCAGCTTTAATATTTGTGAAGTTGGTAGCATCGGCGTCTGCCTCGATGGTATCCAGTTTTATCCCATCAATTGAGAGATCTCGACCATCAACTGTTTCGGTTCCGGCCATGGTGATATTGCCGGTCATTTCACCGCCGGCTAACGGTAAGGAGGAGCCGCTACCACCACCACCACCAGCCGCTGCAAAGGTTCCTGTATCCGGTGTCAGATCGATGTTTTGATCTGGCATGGTGAGAATTCGTACAGTACCTGTTGCTACAGCACCAACGTCGATCCGCATTTCTTTAGTACCGTCGCTAGGATCTTCAACCAGCGAAGTCGTGTCATCTACGGGAAGGCCGCTACTAGATGAGAGTTGGTCCGTAACCCCCATAACGAACATACCAAACGATTGCCCATTAGTCGGGGCAGAGGTGAAGGTTAAGGTCGATCCGGATATCGAATAAGTAGATGAGTCTTTAAAAAGACCGGCAATGAAAACAGAATAGACCACCGCAGAAGAACCAACTGTGTCCACCAGTGGATTGCTATCTATTGTCAGCGCAAAGGCTGTCAGAACACCGTTGAACGATGATGCAATATCCTCGACGGCATAGACGATGGGGAAGGCAGCGAAGGCGAAGTTATCAACCTGAGTGACAGAGACAACGTTCGAAACATTAGGTAAGCCGTTACTATCGAAACCAGAGATCTTATCCTTGCGGTCGGCAAGGACGGGTAGTGTCATGTCTACCCTGGCTTCTGTGTCCGGTAAGCGTATGGCACCTGTGATAATCCGCTCGAGGATAAGACTGATCGCAGTAAATTTATCCAATTCTGTATTCAAGCTATCGATTGGGAAAGGACCAGACAAAGCAAAGTCAGTCACTCGCTTAACGGCGATGTCTGAGAAGATTGTAATGGTCACGCTCGCAACTGCTGCCGCGAGGGTGATGCTACCGCCCCCGGTGACGCCTGCGCCTGTTACGGAGTAATCCGTTGTCAGAGTAAGGAGCGTCGTATCCTTGTAAACAACGAGATCCGCATCAGCGAAGAATTCCCAATCGACGGTGATTGGTCCTGTCTCTGAGCTAACCCCGATTGTGTACTGTGTCCAGGGTGTTTTGTCGTTAATTAGTAAAGCCATACCGGAAATATCCCTGTTAAGTGAACTATATCAATGCACATTAGAAGCTCTTTTCAACGGCATCGAAGGCATGCTGTAAGCCGATAAGATTCTGAGATGGCAATAATCGTCTTATATTGTTGACGGTATAGCGATCCATATTGGCTGTTCCTACATCACCCGCGATGTCAATCATGCGGGCAATCATCTGTCCAGTAGGACCACCGATAACGCCCGCCTTCGTTTTAAACGATGGCTTGTAAGGCTTCTCAAGGCCGATCAAGAATGAAAAACCAAGCCGATTGTCAGTGAGCTTCTCAAGAGCTGAATTGGCATCGGGTATGAAGCCAAGCAAACCAGAGCGATCAACGGCTCTCATAATTTGTTCTTTTGTCGCGAGCTTCCGATTATCCCCAAATTGATAGCGTTTGATTGAATCAACTGTGGCACCCAAAGCGAACATGAGTAGAGCGCCTGATATGGTTGTAAGATCTCGCTCTTGTAACCCGGCAATAAGCACACGGCTATGGGCTGCCATACCAAAGCTTTTGAACTGAGCGATTACGCTACCAAGCTCTGTTGATGCCCAAAGCGGTCGATCTGCTGCACCTGGTGTAACGATGATTCGATCGACATCTTGTTGCAAAGCATTGCGGAAGAACTTGACGGCTATGACATCATCCCACATCGCTGTGTTGGGAAGAAATACGCCATCCTCGACCTGACCATATTTGGCAAACATCTTGCCGATCCGTTCGGCCTCCAGAGCGCCGATCCCGCCGCGCCCGAGTTTCTCGATGTCGCCCTGAGATATTCTGCTACCACCTGGTACAAGGTTGGTATCTATCTGTGCTCCATGCTTACGAGCCAGACGGATAGATGTCTCAAGAATACGGGAGCTAACCACGATCCCGGCCCATTGCTTCATTGAAGCGTTCCAGGGATTAAGCAAATTGACCATCGAAAACCGGTCGAAGTCGATAGAGATCTTTCAAAAGCGGTGCGTCGTCCGAAGATGTCGCCAATGTCTGCAAACTGAAGGGCGCGTGTTTGCAGCACCATATCCAAAGCCGTACCGGAGAGCTTGACCTCACGGGCACTCATCTTGATAGCATCCATATTACGGAATAAACCTTTGATCGAATGATCGAAGGTACGACTCAATCCCTCTGTCATGGCGAGGCGTCCGAGATCAGGGAGAGCGGAGATTACAACACCGCCCAGGCTGGTGAGGTAGGACCACTGCTTCATCACTCGATAGAAACGGGAGAGCTGACGATAGGGATCGTCTGGTAATCCGTAAGTGCCGCGTACTCGATCACGTAACGCCTTGATATCATCAATATTCTCTTTAAGACGGTCATCAATCGCCTTCCGTTCTTTTGTAGTCGTAGCAACTTTACGCATGGCGACGGCGTTTGCTTTTATCACATCCATCTTGTCCTTCAGTGTGATCGAGCCAAACTTGCGAACCAGCTCAACATCCTGTCCAAACGAGCGGACATAGAAGCGAGCAAGAGCTTCAGCATCGTTCTCAAGAAAATCGCTGAAAGCAATCCCGGCTTTGGATACAAAGTTATCCTCGATATCCAGACCACGAGATCTAGCTGAACCAGCTATGCGAATACGATCATCGTCGATTATCTGATACGGGCGCTCTTGTAAGATCCGCTCAATGATTTCTTCAGAGGCTTGCTCTCTTTTTCTTATGGGCAAGTCGGTTTCTTCAAGATGCTCTAGAATCATTCCTTTGAATTGCTCGCGTCTCTCATGGATAATGTCGTGGCGATAGATGCGAGGACGGAATGAAAGAATACCGCTCGCACTTTCAATGCCGTCACGTTCGATCTTGTCAATCTTTTTTTGAACGGCCTTCTTTTCTTCTCTAAGTGCTTTAAGTCGAGCGGTGGCTTTCGTTGATACAGCATTTCCGATTTCTTCTTCGATGTCAGCAAGTCTATTTTTTAACTCAATAGTAAAGATCCCGGTTTCTTCGCCAGCTTCTTTCAGAGGATTGAAGATACGATCACGGTAAACCTTTGCCGCAGCGGCGACTTCTGCAATCGCATGTTTGTCGCCATTGATTAGAGCGATACCAACTTGCTCGCGGAACTGTGTATGCGTAAGACTGCCATCAGGAAGAGTGCCCTTGTTGCGTCCACTCGCCATCAGATCGGAGAGGGCCATACCCAGGCGCCGCACTCTGCCCTCGCCAGCTCGACCACGATAGGATGCATAAATCTCATCCACTTGTTCAATTGTCTCAAAGAGGTTAGGCAACCATTCTCGACGCCAATTGATTTCAGCTGCATCGTCGGTCGGATGAAAGCCGGATCTCACCTTGTTCTGAATGAGACCAGGGAGACCGGCAATCTGTGAAGCCAACTCACGAACCTGAAGATCAGGAGAGCGCAGCAAACGAAGGATCGGATTCAAACCAAACCGTTCCAGGTGGATCAATGTCTCTTTGAGACCTTCAGCGTCCAGACGCTCATTATAAGAACGGGCGTCGGCGTTCGGTGATGCTTCAGCGCCCGCGCCCCTGGGCTTTGTCGGTGCGCTTGGATCGATGATCTCGCCGTCTTGAGCTGCTAAAAAATCATCGGCTTTTTTGGACTTTACGGCATCCAAATAAATGTCAATGTTTTTGAGCGCCTGTGTAAGAACTTCAAATTCATCGATAGCTTTACCAGAGGCTAGCATAGATACATCTAATATGCTTTTGATCTTGATCTTGGCTTTAGAAACCAGCTCTACAATTTTGTTACTATTAACTGATGGCCTATCTTTTGTGGCCTTGCCAAGAGTTGAATTAATTTCTTCAAGGCTTTTTTGAATACTCTCCATAGGCGCTATGTCGGCGGCTGTTACATTCTTGTTGGTTTTTGCCACATTCTTTATCGAAGAAACCATATTCTTAGCTGCAATTATGATCTCGGAGATAGAACTTGTGACAGAAAGGAACTCTGGTAGAGAGGGATTTTCCAATGAGAACAACTCATCTCCCAATTTGGAAAGTTCCACCAAATCAGGATCGTTAATTTTAAGATTGTCTGTGTCCGGCATACGGTCAGTTAGTTCGTTCATCCTTGCCCTTATTACTTCTGCCCTGGTTGTCGCTACAGCGTCGTCTACGTTGCCAGGAGGCGCTCTTTGTGCCGGCGGGTTAATGTCGGGCCTCTGAGCATTGAAAGCGGCCTCAGAGGGTCTTAATTGATCGTCGAAGTCTTTGCCGAACTTGGTGAGAACGTCACGGCCATAAACGCGAGCGAGATTACCGAACAAGCCGCCGAATATTGCAGCCGTTGATATGGCAATACCGGACTGTGCCAGAGTGCGAAGCTCTTGCGCGTGTTGAAATATGCCTTCTTCTATCCCTGTGAGGACGGCGAAGGTTCCGCCGCCTTTGACCACAGCGCCCAGGGCAGTCGCAGCCTTCGAGGCAGGCCCAAATGGCAAGACTGTAATCGGCGAAAGCACGCTTGCCAACATAGTCGCAGCAAAACCGTATCCACCAGCCAGTTCGAGCAATTGATAGTCAAGCTGTTCGGCACGACTATGAGCAATAATCGCTCTTGCTTCACCGGAAGAACAAACGCCTAGCATTCCTGAAATGAGATCTTCGTTACCCTCCATTTGAGGGTCGTTGAATATTGTATATCCCTTCTCACATGGGAATGATTCTGGTGTGATGAGGCCTCGAGGCGAAACCCAATACGCATCGAGATCGCCGCGCTCCAATTCCTCAAACGTCCCTGTCCGAGTTATCAAGGATTCTCTTAATGCATCCCCTCCTACAGCCATCATGCTATCAAGCCTAAAAGCTGGAGCGAGCGCATCGAAGAAGCCGACCTCGAGCTTGCCAGGTCCGGATCCCGGTATTATAGGATCGTCCTGAACATTCCCAGAAGGCTCAACTGTATTCCGAATGAATGGCATTTAAAATCCAATTGGCTGTGTTCATTATTGTGGTCCGCTCTTTAACCGTAGATGCGAGGTAAGACGATGCTGCTGCAACCCCACACCCCGCATAAAGGCAGCAAGTTCTTTAGCCCTGTCTTTGCTTTGTTTGGCCCAATCGCTTGGCCCGTTCCCCGCAGAGTTAACTAGCATCTGCTTAGCAGCCTCAATGTAGTCCGGCGGATTCTTGGCCAGGGCCTCGAACATCTTCTCAAATCCTTTTATCGCTTTCTGTCCCGGTGCCTTTTCGATACTTCCAACCGTCGCTATGCCCATTTGGAACACCATCTGCATGAGGATGTTCATAACCACTGGAGGTTGTTTGCCAATATTCCATTTCTCCGCAAGTTTTTTCGCGTACTTCTTGGCATTAGCTATATCCTGTTTGTACCAATTATCGGCCATCTGTTGGGTAATAACATCGCCTTTCTTGAGTGGCCGCCATTTCCCGTCTACAAATATTCTATCCCCCGGCAGCACTTTGTGGCCATAGCCAACGGTGAGAACCTTCTTTTTGCCTGCTCCCTCCCAGAACACCGTGAGGGTCTCCAGTTTGGTCCGCCCCCCTACCTCGTATTCCTTCAACATCTTATGGGTCATCTTTTTGGTAATAACTTTGCCGTAAAAGGTGGTGGATCCATATGTTCTCTGACTCTGTGATATCTGTGAACTCAACGTTGTACCGCTTTGTGGCGTGGGAGTAGGCTCAGGTGCGGCTCCTTGCTCGTCTTTCCCTGAACTCCGTTGCTGTGCCGCTACTTCAGCTTCAGCTATTGAGGGGTAGAAGGGTAAATCCTGACCCTGGGCCCGTCGAACAGCCGCCCGATAGATCGCCACTGCCTCATCTTCGCTGGTTGGCTGTCCTTTTAGGATGCGGGCAATAGCTTCGTCGGACTGCCCTTTTACGAGCAGCGGGATGTTAGTGGGCTTTCCATTGTTCAGGCTGGGGTGAGTGACTGTAGCGGACATTTCGGTTGATTCCCCGCCGTGCGGATTTCTAAATACTCCTAGCTCCCCGGTCAATGCGGAGGTAGGGTTTAGTTGGGCGTCCCGCAGTTCTTTTAGCCTGCCTGTGAGTTCGTTGTCGGGTATCCGAGCCTCAATCGTACTAATATTATCTGCTGTAGCCGTACCACTATCACCCCCGCGAGAATAATCACGGG